AGTTAAGTTTATAAATTCGAATAAAGTCGTTAACTTAACTAACCAAATAAAAGGGTTATATTATGAGAGTATTAGAATTAATTAATAGATTAAAAAAATTTGACTTAGATACAAAGTTAAATTTTTATATAGTAAATGAAAGCAACAATTTAAAAGAGTTGAATTTTACTAATATATTTGATGAGTTAGACAATGAAACAACAAATATAATATTTAAAAAAGATGAGGTGTAATATATGGAAATATACAAAGATACAAGAACCGCAATAAAATGTGCTAGAATTGGTTTAAAAATGCATGGTAAAAAAGTATGGACGCATGAAAACGATTTACGAATGTTTAGAAATTTTGCACATAATATATATGTCAATAGTAATTATGATAATAAACTACTTGACAAATACTATAAAGTATGTAATAAATGGGTAAGAAGGGGGCAAAAATGCAATACTTAGAATTTACAAAAGCAAAAAAGCTTTTAAACATTGACAACAACGCCAAGACTGTAAAGGGGCAAAAATACGGATATGTTACAGCAATATTATATTTAGCACCTAGTAGTCAAAGCGGGTTCAATGTTTGCCCTATGGCTAGTGAGGGCTGCAAAAAAGCGTGTTTATATACTGCGGGTCATGGGGCTTTTAACAATGTACAGCAAGGGCGTATCAACAAAACAAGGTGGTATGTGCAGGAAAGAGACACATTTTTGACACAGTTAAGAAAAGAGATAGGATTATTTATTAAGAACGCCAAGAAAAAAGAATTAATACCATGTGTGCGACTTAATGGCACATCAGATATATCATGGGAAACTACGGGAATTATGGACGATTTCCCTGATGTACAGTTTTACGATTATACAAAGATATATAAACGGGCTTTAAAATTTGCTAATGGTCAACTTCCTAAAAATTATCACTTGACATATAGTCTAAATGAGGATAATATAAAAGAAGCTTTTGACATACTAAACAAGGGCGGTAATATATCGGCTGTATTTAGACATGGGTTACCCGATACATACAAGGGTTATACTGTTATCAATGCGGATGACAGCGATTTAAGATTTCAAGACCCGCATAATATTATATGCGGTTTGAAAGCCAAGGGCAAAGCTATAAAAGATTATAGCGGGTTTGTTCTTGAAACTAACTAACTAAACAAATGAGGTGAAAAATGTTAAACTTTATAAATGCATATTGGACTATTATTAAATTTGGTGTAACAGGAATTAGACCAACAAGAAAAAGAATTAATCAATATAAATATATGGGTTATTCTGTAAGTGAAACTAAGGGCGGGAAAAGTAAAGAAGGTTTTGTAAAAGTAACAACGGGCTTTAAATCTCTTTACTACCCGAACTATTACAGAAAAACTAATATAAATGGTATCAGATTAAATAAAGATGTGCCATTTGCATATAGATAAAAATAACTATTGACAAATTAAAATAGTTATGATATAACAGGTTTATATACTGTGAAAGTGGATAAAACCGCCACCGACTAGCGTTCCGTTAAGTGCTTTAAAAAGGGAGACCAGTATATAAAATTTAGTTTCATGTTCATCCGAAGTATGGAGAAATGGAATGAAACTAAAAATAAGGCGATACAGTAATCCTGCTTTGCTAAAGAACTAGAATTGTAAGTAGTAATAACTTTCTGGTTTGAGTAGTGCCAAAGAGCATGAACCCATAAACTACTCAACTAACTTATAACGAGAGGATAAATATGACTAAACAATTTTTTATAGGGGATAAAGTAAGAGTTATTGGTCAAGAATATGAAAATGGTATGTATGATATTATAGTAGATATTACACCAGATAAATATGTTATTGAAGATGGTTGTACTTATAAAAAACTTGAATTGGAATTAATAGAAAGGAAAAATATATGATGAGTAAAGTAAAAGAGTGGGCAACTGATTTAGCAGAAGTTTATTTAGATGAGTTAGCTACTGAAATTGATAGTAATAAAATTACTATACAAGAAGGACTAGACCAAGCGTTAAAGTCTAATGTAAATTTTGGATTGCTTGGTTTTAATAACGAGGATAAAAATATTTTGGAAGATGAACTAACAGAATATTTTGAAAGCTATTGGGAGAGATAATATGGAAATAAGAAAACTATTAGAAGTACAAGCTACTATTGAGGGTCGAGCAGTACCTATTGATATGGATGACGGGGATTTAAATAAGCATTACTCTGAGAGTAAAGGCAGATATATAAATATATTAGACATGGATTTAATACATTTAATACGAGCATACTCAAAATCTCTTGACGGGAATATTGTTAACGACAAAGAAATAATGCGAGAAAAACTTGACACAATATTAAAAGAAGTGTATAAAGCTAGGGAGGTATTAGATGATTGAACCAGATATAAAAGCTTATAGAGAAGATGTGGGCGAGTATTATAACCATCATTTTTCAGAAGAAGAATTAGATGTTATAACTGAAATCATTAGAGGTAATGTTCCAGTAGAAGCTATGCGTGAAGACTTGGAAAAATTCTTTGATGACCCAGACATACCGCTAGTTTCTTTCTTTGATGTATCTACTGATGAAGGTATGTTAGATAGACTAGAGTATGACTTTGGATATGTAGGAGGGGTTGGTACACGAAGTGTGTATCAACCTAACTAGATGAAACTAGAAGCTAAGTTAATGATTTGTAAAGATAAATTAGGTAACAAAGCTTTACGAGACCCAAGAACTTTACGAGAATTAAAAGTTAGAAATGATTGGGAAAGAGTTAGAAGAATATTAAATAGGAGGTATAAAAGATATGACTAACAGAAAATATTGTGCGTGTACTGTTTCAGTTAGAGACGGGAAAACATATTGGAATGAACCAAAAGATACTTATCAAGATGTGTTATTACATTTGTATAAATATGTTCGTAGAAGATGTCATGTAATTGTTTATACATTAAAAGGGGATGAAGACTTAATGTTCTTTAAACACATATCAAACTTTAACGAAAAAAAGGAGAAGATTATAGATGCTTGACGCAACAAAATATATGAATAGATTACGAGTATATCTAAAAGGTGCAGACGAAATGTTATACATGAAAGATTGGGAAAAATTTGATTACTTGTATAATAGAGTTAATGATATCATAAAAGATTATGATAAAGACTTTGATGAAGCTATGGAAAAAATGGAGATAGAAGAAATGCTTAACATGAAGAGAGGAGACCCATATGCCGAAGGAACAGGTTAAAAAGAAACCAAGAAACTATTACATAACACATGGTTACGAAGGTGTGGAAATACTTGTGCCAATGGATGACCAAGATAGTTATGCTGTGCTTGATGAAGACGCAGATGAAGTGCTGCATGGAGAGAGTGACGAAGAAATAACAAATAGATTATGGAGGGATGAATGGAAGAAGTAAATAAAAATATTGTTCATGTTCCAACCAAATTAAAATATTGGGAGGATGAAATGGTTGAAGCAGATTTTCTTGGAAAAGAAGAAAGGTATCATCATGCTACACATATGTATCTGATGTATAAAAATTTAAATGATAAAGGAATAGAATATGAACCAAAGTTTTAAAAAGGGAAACAAAAAGTTTGACATTGACTTAAAGTATGGACAGATACGAGAAGACAAAGTTAAAGATATGTTTTCTAACGCACAGATAGAAGTTAAATCTGAAAGGAGTTGGTGGAAGAAAACAGGAAACATAGCAATAGAGTATGAGTATAGAGGTAAACCAAGTGGTATCTATGCAACGACTAGTGACTTCTGGTTTCACAGATTAGAAGGTAACAAAGAAGAATTTTGTACACTTGTTTTTAGAACATCCATTCTTAAAAAGATTGTGGATAAGTACAAGGATAAGTTAACAAAAGATGTTGGCGATAATAAGGCAAGTAAGTGTGTGCTTATTCCTATCAAAGAAATATTTACTGAGGAGTTTTTCAGTTATGTTTAAAGAGATAGATGATATAAAAAAAGTATTAGTTGAGTATGGTGCAAGAGAAGATGAGTTCGAAGAGATATGGGTAGAAGGAAATAAATTAGCAAGAGAACGATTAGCGAACACCGACTATCAATTACTTGACATCAAAAGAAAAATGGAAGTAATCAAGATATTGTGTTTGTTAACACACTTAACTACAACATATGGATATAAAATAAATATAAATAAAATACTGGAACATTTTGCAAAGGTAAGTTTTTTTGGTGCTGCAAACATGATAAAAAAAACAGACATGGGTGACAATTTGTCCATCAGTATTTCAAGAATGATTTTAAATATTTAAAAAAAAGTTCTTGACTTTAATATCATTATATGATATAATATAGTTTTTATATACTAAATAACTATGTTAAAGTATTTTAATTATTATTATTATAATATTAATATAATAATTAATAAAGATTTCGGACAGGTGTTTTGCAAGGCACTTGTTTCTACTGGCTGAACAACAATAAGCTAGTTGTAAGGCAAACTTTTGGATGAGTATGGACAAATGTCTGAGGGGTCTGGGGGTTGTACTTAGTAGCGTTATCTCATAAGGTGGATAGCTCGTGGAAGGTTGCAGGTAAATCCATAAGTCCTGCGTAGAAGACCGAAACATTTTTATCTTGACAATAAACGATTGTTATGATATAATATCTTCAATAATAAAAAAAGGAGGGCAATATGCCAACAGTTGAAGGAAAAGCGTATTGGGCTAGTATTACTAGACCTAATACAACATTCGACCCTGTGTACCAAATCGACTTAGCTATTAGCGATGAGTCTGCTGAAAGTTTTAAGAAGGAAGGTATCACAGTTAAACAAGACGATAGAGGTAATATCGTTAAGTTTAAAAGAAAAGTCAGTCGTGCTGACGGGAATAAAAATCCTGCACCAAGACTGGTTGACTCTGCCAAAAATTCTATCGACACTTTGATAGGTAATGGCTCTACTGTTAAGGTTATGTACAAACCTTTTGAGTGGAAGTTTGCTGGTAAATCCGGTAAGAGTCTTGACTTACAAGCTGTACAAGTCATTGACCTAGTGCCTTATGGCGAGGACTTTGATGTAGCTAGTGGTTATGTTGCAGAGAATGGCAACGAAGAATTTTAACTAATCAATAAATGAAACAGGGGGCGAATATGGATAACAATGACAATGGTTTTGTCGAGTATCATGTTCCCTGTTCAAGCTGTGGAAGTAGTGACGCAAGAAGTATTAATGCCAATGGCAGTAGTTATTGTTTCTCTTGTCAGAGCTACTTCCCTGCGGAAAACGGGGATTATATAAACAAAAACGAAAGGGGCGAGAATATGCAAGTTGCAGAAAGACAAGCAGATATAACTAACATTTCAGATAAGGTTAATGAGTTATATCAAAATGCAAATGCAAGTTTCATGTCTATCAAAGACAGAGGTATATCCGAAGAGACTTGTAAGAAGTATGGTGTTAAAGCATCCATGAACAATGGTATGATTGGCACACATATCTATCCTTACCATGATGAGACTGGTAGTTTGATAGGTATGAAGACTAGATATGTAAAGAATAAACAGTTTTCTATTGTTGGTTCAACATCTAATTCTGGATTGTTCGGACAACAATTATTTAATGGGGGGAAATATGTGACCATTACCGAGGGAGAAGTAGACGCACTTAGTGTTTACCAAATGTTAGGTTCTAAATATCCTGTGGTTTCCATTAAGAATGGCGTCTCTTCTGCCTTAAAAGATATCAAGAAGAGTTACGATTGGCTTGATAAGTTCGAGTCTATTGTACTTAACTTTGATAATGATGAGGTTGGTAGAGAAGCTTCAAAGAAAGTTGCTGAGTTATTTCAACCCGGCAAAGTAAAGATAGTCAAGTTACCAGAGTCATACAAAGACGCTAACGATATGGCAGTTAGAAGAAAGTATGAAGAGTACACTAAGTGTTGGTGGAACGCACCAGTTCATGCACCAGACGGGATTATCAAAGGCACACAATTACTTGATGAGGTTCTTAAACCTATTGTCAAATCTAGTATTAACTATGGTTGGAAAGGTTTAGATGAGCTTACTTATGGTATTCGTAGCGGTGAGTTAGTTACTATTACTGCGGGTACAGGATTAGGTAAGACTTCTGTAATCAAGGAATTAGTTTATCATATATTCAAAAGTACCGAGAGTAACATCGGTATGATTATGCTTGAGGAAAGTCCTAAGATAACTGCATTAGATATCATGGGTACTGAAGCTAATCTTCCATTACGAAGACCCGATGTAAATTTATCTGACGAAGATAAAACAAACTACTTCAACAAGACAGTTGGTACAGGTAGATTTTATTTCTATAATCACTTCGGTTCAAATTCAGTAGACAATATAGTTTCAAGAGTTAGATACATGGCAAAAGCTTTGGACTGTAAGTTCATTGTACTTGACCACATTAGTATGATTGTATCTTCTCAAGAGTTTGGCGAAGAAAGAAAAGCACTTGATGAGATTATGACAAAGCTTCGTACACTTGTACAAGAAACAGATGTAGCTTTGATTTGTGTATCACATCTAAAGAGACCCGATGGTAAAGGACATGAGGAGGGTGCAGTCACTTCACTAGCACAGCTTAGAGGTTCTGGTTCTATTGCTCAACTATCTGATATGGTTCTAGGATTAGAAAGAGATAGTCAAAGTGAGGACATTGTAATGCGTAATACTACTTGTCTTCGTGTGCTAAAGAATAGATTTGTTGGTATGACTGGACCTGCTACTTATCTTTACTACGATAAAGATACAGGTAGATTACATGAGACTGATAAACCATCACCAGAAGATAAGGAAGAAGATAAGTTTTAAATTTAAAAGGGGGCGAGAAT